ATTAACAGCTGATATAAATCGAGTAACGGTATCTGGTACAAATGGTGATGGAGTAGCCTTACCAACGGCGTCCGCCGGCAGAGAAATTTTAATTATTAATGACGATTCAACGCAAACTATTCAAATTTGGCCTGGATCTAGTTTTAGTGATGTTATAGACGGCGGATCTGCAGATGCGGTTGATGGAAACGCCTTAGCTGCTGGTGCATCTAGAAGATATATTGCTGTTGATTCTACTAACTGGTATACTGCTTAATTCCGCCGCTAGTTATCCGACTAGCGAACCCCCCTCAATAAGACTGAAAGATAAATACTATACCGAAACCGGAGTTTTACATGAGAGCCGCAGAATTTATGAGAGCAGTAGCAGATGTTATTGATGCACTAGATGGTGATTCTAATACATCTAATACACTAGAACCAGCGGATAATCCTGACTTGCAAGACAATCCTGTAATGATGACCCCTCAACAACAAGAGCTTGAACTAGCGAAACATAAGAGTGGTAAGATGACTCCAGCAATAGCAAAACTTATTGCAAATGATGACACCGGTGAAGAAGGCATCAATGATAATCCCCTGTATATAGGTAGTGCTACTCCTAGTCGTGACATGGCCGTAAAATCCGATGCACCGTTAACACTTTCCGGAAAGTGTCGCCCTGGGGTGTAAAGTAAATGGCGATCAATGACGGCGCTTTTACCCAAGACTTTAGAACACAACTTAGAAAATATTCAGATGGCGCAACTCGCGTTGGCGAAGAAGGTCGGCTATGGTACAACAATGCTGACCAAACGATCCGTGTAAGTGATGGTAGTACAGCAGGCGGTGTAGTAATAAATGCAGGTGGTGGCTCTTCAGGAGTAACCGTACAAGAAGAAGGCAGTGCATTATCTACCGCTGGAACAACATTAAACTTTGTTGGTAGCAGTGTTACAGCTAGTGGCACAGGTGCTACAAAGACAATTACTATTGTCGACAGTAGCCTTACGGTGCAAGATGAGGGCGGTAGTTTAAGCACTACAGCAACAACATTAAACTTTGTTGGTAGCGGTGTTGTAGCATCAGGCACTGGCTCTACAAAAACAATCACTATTTCCGGCGGCGGAGGCAGTAGCGGTGTAACTGTACAAGAAGAAGGAAGCAGTCTAAGCACTGCGGGCACTACACTTAATTTTGTAGGAAGTGGCGTTACAGCATCAGGGAGTGGCGCAACTAAAACTATTACAGTAAGTGCTAGTGCTATTACAGTACAAGATGAAGGTAGTAGTTTAAGTACAAGCGCAACCACACTTAATTTTGTAGGTTCAGGTGTTGTTGCAAGTGGTACTGGTTCAACTAAGACTATTACTATTGGTGGTGGCAGTGGTGGTGATGTAGTTGATGATACTAGTCCGCAACTTGGTGGTAACTTAGATATTAACGGCTTTAATATTACTAGTGGTCGTAGTAATGAAAATATTAATGTCGTACCAAATGGCACAGGTAAACTTGTAGTTGCAGGAGATTTGCTACCTGAGGCAAATATTACATATAATTTAGGCAGTGCTAATTTTAGATGGAAAGACTTGTATCTAAGTGGAGATACTATCAATCTTGGTAGTAGTACAATTAGTGGTGATGGAACAGGTACTATTACTATTAGTGCAGATGGTGTTACACTTCCTGATAAATCTAAAACAGAATCTAATCGTGAACTTGCAACATTTAGTGCAGATAATACAACTAATCAGATTGTAGTTCTTGTGCCTTTCTTTAGTGCAGCAGGTGGGCTTGTAACAAAAAACGCAGAGTTTGAATTTAATGGAAACATTGATGATGTACCTGTTTTTACAGGCTCGGGAACATTTACTCTAGCAAATGGTGATGCTTTTACTTCCACTGGCATAGTACTGTTCCAACTCTGACTGATAAATATTGCTATGGCAAATAAAACCCCACTAAGAGCAGTATTTAATGCTAGTGATGTAGCAACAGGATTAGCAGAATATCAATCTGGTGAAACTATTCCGCTGCTTCATGGTGGTATAGGCGTAGCATTAAGCATCGGATCAGCTGGACAAGTTTTAAAAGTAAACAGCGACGCAAGCGCCCTTGAGTTTGGAACCGTTGAAGCAGTTATAAACATTGACGGCATGACTGATGGCAGTGGTATTACTATTCTTGATGCAGATAAATTTGCAATATCTGATGGCGGTACAGAAAAATATGTAACAGCTTCTCAACTTTCAACATATATAGGCACAGATTTAACTGTAAATATTGATGCTTATCCAGATGGCTCAGGAGTTACTGTTGCAACATCTGATAAACTTTTGTTATCTGATGGCGGTACAGAAAAATATGTTAATGTTTCACAATTAGATACTTTATTTACTGGAACAACACAAACACTTACAAATAAAACGTTAACTACACCCATAGCCAATGCAGGCATACAACTTAAAAACGGTTCTGTAAGTGCAGGATTTTTGGAGTTTTTTGAAGATAGTGATAACGGAACTAACAAAGTTACAGTTATTGGACCTGCAAGCACAGCCGATGTAACCATTACACTACCGGCAACAACAGGCACAATGGCATTAACAAGCGACATTGATGATCTTTCAGTAGATGAATTACTAGCAAGTGCTTTAGTAACTGAAAGTGAAGGCATTAGTAGCAATGACAACGACACCACGTTGCCAACGAGCGCCGCTGTAAAAGATTTTGTTGATACAGCGGTAGCGGCAGTCAGCACAACTGCAATATCACAAGGTAATAGTAACGTAACCGTAACTGATGCCGGAACTGGTTCAATTGCTGTTGACTTGGATGGCACAGACAGACTTGTTGTTGTTGCTGCGACTACAACTACTGCAACTGGACACTCGTTTGTTATAGGCGCAGCCTCTAATGCAGCAGGTGGTAAGATTAAGTTTCTTGAAGGAACTGATAATGGAACAAATGGTGTTACACTACAAGGACCTGCTAGCACAGCAGATGTTACAGTTACACTACCCGCAGCGGCTGACACCTTAGTTGGTAAAGCAACTACAGACACACTTACTAATAAGACACTTACAAGTCCTGTTCTTAATACAGGAGCTAGTGGTACTGCTATCAAAGATGAAGACAATATGTCTTCAGATAGTAACACACATTTAGCAACACAACAAAGTATTAAGGCGTATGTGGATGCTCAAGTAACTGCAGAAGATCTTGACTTCCAAGGTGATAGTGGTGGAGCATTATCAATAGACCTTGATAGTGAGACATTAGATATTGCAGGCGGTACCGGTATTGATACAAGCGGTTCAAGTAATACATTAACAGTGGCGATTGATTCTACAGTTACAACACTTACAGGTAGTCAAACTCTAACGAATAAAATATTAACAGCACCAGTGCTTTCTGGGTCGGCTTCAGCCGCTGGTAGTATTCTATTCAAAGAAGATACAGACAATGGTACAAATACTGTCACTCTAATAGGTCCAGCAAGCACTGCTGACGTAATAATAACACTACCAGCAGTTACAGGCACAGTGATAACAACAGCAAACAGTGATGGCGCAGCTACTACCACAAGTAGTAGTGACGCCGACTTTGTCCTAGTTGACGATGGTGGAGTAATGAAAAAAATTACCACTGGTAATTTGGGAATCGTTAACAGTTTAGGAGTTGATGGCAGTTCTTTCTTAACTGCCCCAGGTACAGATGGAAATTTCGATTTAGCAAAAATACAAGCACAAACCGGTGGTGCCGAAAGTGGATTAACTGCGAATGCAGTGGATGCTTTTGGTATTCCAACTGGTAGTTCACCTGACCAATTTGATTGCATGGATCCTAAGTTCCAAACAGATACCGTAGATTACGGTTCAGGGGAAGCATACGCCGGCGCATAAATAGTTTACAGGTGTGTTATTAGGAGCTTAGAATGCCAACAGTATTACAATTTAGAAGAGGTACAACCTCTCAAAACAATGCATTTACAGGAACGCTTGGAGAGTTAAGCGTCGACACGACATTAGATACGTTACGCATACATGACGGCAGCACGGCAGGCGGATTTGCGATTACGCAAAACACTGCCGTTCAAACGCTTACAAATAAAACGCTAACTTCACCTGCGCTTACAACCCCTACAGTTACAACAGCGATAACATTAAACGCACAAGGCGATGTTAGGTTTGCTGACGCAGACAGTAGCAACTACGTAGCATTTCAAGCACCAGCAACGGTAGCTTCAAATGTAACATGGACACTGCCTGATGCAGATGCATCCGTAAGCGGATATGCTTTAACAAGCAACGCTAGTGGCGTTTTAAGTTGGGCCGCTGCTGGTGCAACAGTTACACAAGATAACTCCACTAATACAGCGTTTAATCTTTATTATGCAACTACTACAAGTGGTGCGTTAACAGCACTTAAGTATGATGGCTCGGACATGACCTTTAACCCAAGTACGTCAACACTTGCTTGTACAACATTTAGTGGTAATGCTACTACTGCTACTACTGCTACTGCTGCTACTAATGTTACGGTTGCAGATGAGTCGAGTGACACAACCTGTTTTCCATTATTTGCTACTGCCGCAACTGGTGATCTTCCACCAAAATCAGGTAGCAATCTTACATTTAATTCTAGTAGTGGGTTACTAACTGCAACACTACTAGCTGGTGCTTTAACAGGTAATGTAACTGGTACAGCAGATGTAGCAACAGAAGCAACAAATATAACAGCCGTTGCAAATAACTCTACCGACGAAACTGTATATCCAACTTTTGTTGATGGTGCAACTGGTACACAAGGCATTGAAACGGATACAGGACTTACATATAATCCAAGCACTGGTACATTAACATCAACAATATTTGCTGGTACTGCTTCCGCTGCGAAATACGCTGACTTGGCGGAGCGTTATGCTTCGGATGAAGAAATCGAGCCTGGAACAGTCGTACAGTTTGTAGGCGAAGGAAAGGTTGCAATGTGCATGAACGATTCAAGTCGTTCAGTAGCAGGTATTGTATCTACCGACCCAGCTTATCTAATGAATAGCGATAGCTATCGATGCATCGATCAAGCAGGTATTTCACTAGCAATTGCAGGTCGGGTACCATGCAAAGTTATGGGTACCGTTAAAGCTGGTGATTTAATGGTATGTGCCGGTGAAGGTTACGCAAGAGCAGAAGAAAATCCCGCACTTGGTACAGTAATTGGTAAAGCTATCGAATCACATAGTGGGACCACAGGTGTTATTGAAGTTCTAGCAATGATGATGTAATTATTGTTGTTAAAGACCCTGGGAAGGTGAAATGCTAATTAGATATATATTTCCCGTATTGTTTTAATTTTTTCAATAATTTCTTCAATTTTAAATGTGCTAAACACGCCAGGGTGCAATGGTTTTGGCCACCCATCGATTGTTGTCCATGCGTAACCCTTGTTTTCAGGGTTTAAATTTGGTATAAATTCTTCTTCTACCACACTAACAAAAGTATGATATTCAAAGTTCTTTTTTGGACTTGTAAATTGTTCGATCGGTATAGTTTTTTCTATACTAGGAACAAATCCTAATTCTTCTTCTATTTCACGTTGTAAAGCAGCATAAGCAGTTTCGCCGTGTTCTACTTTTCCGCCTACAAATGCCCAAGTATTTTCGTGGCTACTCTTGCTTCGTAAAACAAATAGATAACGCTGTGTTTTTTTGCTGAAAAAGATCGTTCCAACGCTTTGATTTAAATAACGAGAGACCATTCACCTGCTCTGTACTCACCCTCATAACTCTTAACCCAGGTAGTACCATTCCACTTATACTGAATTCCAGTATTTGTGTTTATTATATAGTGTACACCAGTTTCCGTACTGCTGTCAAATACTTTATCCCATTTAATGCCATTATATTCTATAACATCGTTTGCACTAGCAATTAGGTCACTATCATCGGTGCCTTTCCACGCATCTGCACCATCTGTATTTGTGCTTGTACCTGTGTCATTTAAAATAAGATATCGTTGCCCAACGGAAGCGGCTGCAAGCCCGGCCGCAGGGCCTGTTCGTAATGGATTAATAATTTTAATTACAGGGGTTAAATCATTTGTCGGCGTTGTATCCGCATCAACAGTAAACAACAGCTTATAATCGTCGCTTGGGTGAAAGGCAACTGTACCAACAATTTCGCCAGTTCCAACATCTATTTTAATTTGACTTATACCTGCTTGTAACTCTCCGTATTGGTTAATTAAAGCACGCCATGTCACATCTTCTGTTCCTATTTTAGTTGGCGGATCATCTAATAAACTTGTGGGGTCGACTTTGTTTGTTACAGTTTCACCCGCCTCTAGTATTTGTACGGTATTACCAATTAGAAGTATGCCAAAGTTCATAGGGGTAAATTTCATTCGTGTGCCCAACAACAAGTCTCTATCAATAACGCCGTCGCTAATACTTCCTGATTCATCAAAAATACTTGCAACGATTTTTTGTACAACTCCGAGTTTTTTAACTTTAGCAGGAGCAGTAACCCATATCGGAACTAAAAATGTTAATGTTGCGACATCAATCATTTCATCTACACCTGCAGGCACAGTTCGGCTACTCCAGGTAGTACTTTGTAATTCAATATAACTTAGACTAGTCCAATCCAAGTAATTGTCTGTACTTTGCACTTCTAGTGCAGGGTTAAACAGCACTAATATTTGCTCTAATAATTGTAGTTTTTGATTAGTGTTACTAGTCCAAACATCAATATTAATTGTTAGATTATATGGTACAGGCATTAACCTTTCCACAGTAAATGCATTTCCTTGCACAGTTAAGTATTCGCCTTTGTCATCATCAAATTTACGCATACGAATATGGCGTTTGTCAATAAATGTTGGATCCTGCATACGCGCTTGTGCATACTCCATTGCTGTGATATAACAACTAACCATTGGCGTAGGAATGATCTTGTTTTCGCTGCCATCTCTAAGAATATTGCTAACCATTCTTGTTGCGTCACCGTACTTCACAGGTACAGTAACTAAGGTGTTGTTACCGTCGCCATCCTTTCCGTATTCAACTTGAAAATTACTAAAAGCCCGAATAAATTGTAGTAAGAAGCGCCGAATTTGTTGATCATAAAAAAATTGATTAGCCATTATGCATCTTCCTCAGCTTCAAGTAAGTCACTAAGCCCTTGGCGTTGCTTAATAGTTTTGTTATCGTCCGTTGTAGTTATAGCCGTATTTTGAACAAATCCGTCTCTAAGTGTATTACCCGTGCCGGGAGTAAGTTTGCTGCGAACATCGTCTTCTACTTTAATCCATCGTGCTCCGTCAAAACGGAATAATCTATTTGGCAAAAAATCTAATCTTAAAATATAATCGCCTTCAACCGCAGTAGTTGGGAATGACGTTCCCATTGTTATTGGGAATCCGTTTGGAGCGAGTCCGTCACCGATAAGGTATCCCTTATATGCGTTTGTATTAGTAGGTGACGTTCGAGTACTATCAGCAGTGATCAAAGCACTATCACAAGTAATATTGGCTTCGTCTGCGTTATAACCCCGAGGCTCTAATGGTCTACCTGTGCTATCTGCAGGTACAACATAATATTTGCTTGTATCGTAACCACTTTCGGGAACCTCTGCTTCTGCTTGAGCAACAACCTTGTCAGTAACCTCTAGCTCTTTCTTATATGTGCTTAGTAGGTCTCGTAATGTTTTTCCTGTGCTTTCGCCGGTATCTTCATTAATTTCAAGCCTGCGTAAAATGTCGTTGTACTCTTGGCTATCTACTAATGGAGTACACTTAACACGCCACAGATGTGGCCACCAAGTTGGGCTATAACCTTCTGTAGGCCTTGTGCCCTCTTGCACTACATAAAAGCGTTTTAGTGCTACCTCTAAACTTGTATCTAAGCTGTTATAGTCTTTAAGATGGGGTAGCTCCAAAACATCGCCGCTCATTAATCTACGCCCTAATATGTTATCCATATCAGCTAAGTGAAGTGTGATAAACAGCGTATCGTTTTGTAGAAATAACCCAAATTGACTTAAATCAAAATCCGTGTCCGCTACACTGTAGATACCACGCAGACTATATACATCTTGCGAATATTTGCGATCCCTGTTCTCTAAAAACAAAAAATCTTGTATAGCAAGAGGATCGTCTTGAGCAGGGTTTGGCTGGCTTAGATCGTTAGTGTTGCCTTGGTCATGAACGCCGAGATATTTGTAGCAGTGTAAACCAGTCCCGCCAATGGTAAATAATTCTTTAATATTCTTATCAAAGAACTTAAAATCATTGGTGTGAGCACCGTCTTTCCATAAACTTAAACGCGGCATAGGTTAATCCTTATAGTTACAGTATTTATTTGAAACTTAAGAACATAAAATATGTCTTGTTCTAAATTTAGTTGACAAAATACGTATAATCGTATACTATATATGTATGGGTGATGTAATAGACTTTAAAACACAGCGCATAATTCCTATAAACACACTACAACGAGAGTGGGTTGAAACTATTGCGGCTGAGAGTATTGACAATTTGGATATAGCTGATATTATGAGCCTTATCCAGGGCATGGAAGAATTTTATGGCCATAAAGACTAGAAAACGCAAAAAAACACGAAAACACTACCGACGCGGCCATAATATGGCTAAACACGTTTCCTTGTCCGGAGGCTATAGAAAATTTAGCCAAAGTTTTCATGCTGACGTAGAGAGAAAGGAATGTGCTTCTATTATTAAGGGATGGGTTAAGGGAACATTTAATAAAGAAACAACTAAAAACATTCTAAGAAATGAGGAGTGGCGATGGAACAGAAATCATGTCGCCGGGTATTGTTATTGGACTACTCGCGAAGATGTTGAGTCAACAGAGAAAAGTACTATTGAATGGATGAATAATTTTTTTGCAACTCTTGCAGAAAGAGGCAAGGTTGTTAACGC